ACCTGCACGGCCTTGCGGAAGTGAACGCGCCGCACCAGCGGATCGCGCAGCGCGTCGAAGATCGGCAGGAGCCAAGGCGTCAGCCGGGCGTTGAATGGCCCGGGCGTCGCGTAGCTCTCTGGCAACGTGACGTGCTTGCGCGCCCAGTCGTAAATCGGCGAGCGGTCCGGCCGCGGGAGCCGGAACGCCGCGAGCGTTTGCTCGGCCTCGGTCATGCCGGCGATGCCGGCACCTCCGGTTTCGGGTTCTTCGGCGGACGCCCGCCCTTCTTGCCGTTCCGCCGGCAGGCTGCTGTCTTGGCTGCGGACTTCACGCGACCGCCGCGCTGGCCGAGGTGGCGCAGGACGGCGGCAATTTGTTCGGGTGTTGGGTCGGTCATGATGCGCGGCGCACCCAGCCCTCATAAAGCTTGGCGGTGTCTCGCGCCCGACCGCTCGGGCGGCAAATGCCCCAGACTTGAGTCGCCATCACGGAGGGGACAGATGCCGCAGCCTTGTTTATTTCCTGCGCCGATAGCGGGAGAACTACCGCCATAGTCGCAGTCCCGCGGTATTTTGCCAGCATCCGGTTTCGGATCGTCCCGGCGCTGGCCGGTACGTCGGTGATCGCCTCTGCAACCAATTCGGTAAGATTTAAATTCATGCTCATTGTTGACGTAGGAGAGGAAAAGCGAAGCGGGTCGGGTTTGCAAGAAGTATTTTCGGAAATCGATCAGGCGACCTCCCCCTCGTATCCCATGCGCAGAACATCAGCCGCTTTCCATGCGGCGGTTTTTGCGACGTACAGCCCGCCACCCTGCTCGATTACGGCAACAACGGAGCGAGGCAACCAGAGTAGTGTCGGTCGCTGGCTCATGCTGCGGCGTACGTTTACCTGCACGGCCTTCGGCGTTGCGGCATAGACTGGCATCGGCGGGTTGTAGCTTACAGCCGAGGAGCCGCAGTTATCGCAGACGGCCAGATTGATCTCTTGTCCGGTCAGGGTGTTTTTCATCGTGCGACCAAGAAAACCGAACCGGCTTCGCTTTGCAAGGATTATTTTCGGAAAAAAAGCGCCCCGTTTCCGAGGCGCTCAGGATCGTCAGCGGGCGATTGCCGCGAGGAGGTCGAACTCGGAAGAACCGGCGAAGAACCGCACGCGATCCTTCTCGAAGTAATCCGTGCGCGTGTCGCTGTCGTTGCTCGGGTTGAGCGCGGCGGGAAGTCCCTTGATGATGTCCTTCGCGTAGATCGTGACCGCGTCGCGGCCGCAGATCAAAACTGACCGGCTGTAGCGCGCCGGATAGTAATTGCCGGCCGCGTCCTTGATGCCGTGCTTCAGGAATCGGACGCCGTTGATGGTGATGCTGGTTTTCATTGTCGTTGGTTTTGAGGTTGTCGGTTTAGATTCAGCGACGCGCCCGCAGGGTCTCGTAGAGATCGGCGGCAAACTTTTCGAAAGCGCCCGCGCCGACGACGTGGTCGAAAGCGGCCTTGAGGTCAGCGCCGGAGTGAACGCCGGCCAGAATCGCGGCGGCGAGCGTCGAGCCCTTGGTGGCGGTGATGCCGTGGTTGTTGATGATCGCGGCGACGGTGTTGAGTTGGTTGTTGTTCATCGGTTGTCGTTGTTGACGTGACAGACCAAAACCCAACCGCTCCGGTTGTTCAAGATCTTTTCTCAACTTTTTTTGAGCCCCTCGGAAGCATCTAGTTTCCAACGATTTACGCACAACAAATCCATGCGCTCCCACGCGAGCTCGTGAATAAACCAACATGGCGGAGGTTCTGGCGCTGGCGTGCCGCGCTCGGGCGCGTCCGTTGCCTCAAGCCAGCCGAGGATCTCCAGCTCGCCCGGCGACACCCCGACCACTCCGATCACGAGTCGATTTTGCGCGATGTCTCGCGGCGTAATTTTGCACCAGTTTCTTGCTCTCGACCATCGCACTTCGATGCGCGTGCCGGCGAGATCCGGTACGGCGTAGACGTCTACACCGAGTGTCGGTTCGATTCCAAGAGCGACGGCGACCGCCATCTCACCGCAAGCGGCGTTGAGATGATTGTCGAGCAGCTGGCCCGGCCACGCTTCGGGGAAAGCGGGCGCGCTCCGCTTTGCCTCCGCGCTGCGCTGGCGAGCGTTTCCGATCTCAAGCGCGTAGCGCACTTGGTCTTCAGTCAGCCGGATTTTCACCGTCCTGTTTCCTCGTCGTCGCGCTGTTCCGCCAGCGCCTCGCGCTGAAAGGTCGCAATGTTCTCGTCGATCACCTCGCGGATCTCGTCGAGGATCATCCCGCCCTCGACGTTCGCCTCCGCCGCGGACTTGCCGGCGACCCGCGGCCCGAGCTCAACCTCGAGCTTGAGGCGCAGGAGCAGGTCGAGCTTTTGCCCGAGAAGCGCGAGCATCGACTCGACGACTTCGCGGTCGATGACTTCGCCGGACTCGCGCCGGTTCTTTGTACGAGCGAGCGCGATCTGCTCTCGCATGAGTTCGGCCTTGAGATCGGCAAGTGTCTTCGTCGCCGTGTCGCGGCCGATCAACTTCTCCGCGCAGAAGCGCCGCCATTCCTTGATGTTTTCCTTGCGGCCGTCCGGGTGTTTCTTCGGAGCTTCGTCGGGAAAGCGTTCGCGTGCCTCGTAGATTGTCCGCCGGCCGAGCCCGAGTTCCTTTGCGAGCGCGGTCGTATCCTTGACCCATTCCTCGCCGGCCTGCTTCGCCTCGTACTCGTCGAGCGCCTTGCGCTCCGACGCGGTCAACGTCTTGCCGGCCTTCAGCCGTTTGACGATGTTCGCGAGGTTCGCCTTCGCGTAGACCTCGACGGGAGACGCGGAGTCTTCGCTCACAATTTCTTCGGCTCCTTGCCGGTCGCGTCAGCCCAGCGTTGGATTGCTATGGCAACGTAACCGGGATTGAGCTCGATGGCGCGGCACTTTCGGCCGGTGCGTTCGCAGGCGATGATCGTCGTTCCGGATCCAGAAAAAGGATCAAGCACAATAATCTCGGAAACATTGATAATGAGCTCCGCGATCAGCGAAACTGGTTTCGTCGTCGGATGATAAAATCCAGCTGCTGATTCAATAGCGTGTTCAAAAACCGCCGAAGGACGAACGCCTCCGACAAGTTTTGCTCCTCGATTGTATGCAAGCGCCACTTCAAACGTAGGAGAAAAAGATCCCGCAAGGTCACCCATTGCCGCAGCCTTTTTCCAAATCAATAAATTGGTAAGGTCTCCCACCTTTCTTCCGACTGCGATCCATTCATCGAGTCTCTGCCACGCGCAGAAAAAGATAAACCATCCACTTGAAAACTTCGCGCACGGCTCAATCCATTCGTCCATCACAATGTCATCGTTCTTGAGGCGATCAAACTTCTGCTTCCGGTAATTCGATTGATAATCAATTCCGTATGGAGGATCGGTGATGACCGCATCGGCAACATCCGAGGCCATCAATTTCTTTACCTCTTCAATCTTGGTCGAATCTCCGCAAGCGATCCGATGCTCACCAAGCTGCCAGACCTGCCCGAGTTCCACGCCCCACTTCGCCCGTAGCTCCTCGGCCTTGTCGATCTGCGGCTCCGCGTCCACATCGCTGCCCGCGGCCTCCGGCGCGAGCTCTTCGAGATCGGCAGCGTCGAAGCCGATCTCCTCAAGCGGGAAGTCCTCGGCCTTGAGCGAGGCGAGAACGTCTCCCAGCTTCTCGTCCCATTCCGCAAGCTCCGCGCTTCGATTGTCCGCGATCCCGAACGCGGTCGCCTGCGTTCCGGCGAGATCCGTGCGGACGATCTGGATCTCCTTCCACCCGAGCTCCTGCGCGGCGGCAAGCGTGCCGTTGCCGGCGAGGACGATTCCCTTCGCGTCGACGACGATCGGCTTTTGTTGACCGAATCGGCGCAGCGACGCCTTGATTGCGTCGAGGTTCTTTTTCCCGTGCTTGCGCAAGTTTGCCGGGTCGAACGAGAGGGTGTCGCACGGGACGGTTTCGAGCTTCATCGGAAAGTTTTGAGTGTGCGCTTGTTAGAAAAGGTCAGCCGGAAAAAACTGCGGCAGGT